TTGAATGAGACCTCCCTTGAGCAAGGTATCATCGACATCGCTGGTTTCACAGACGAGCGTGGTTTGAAGATTGCCTTGATTGCTAAGAAGTTGGTAGTTCCAAAAGAACTCCAGTTCACAGCAGAGCGTTTAATGAAGTCTACTCTCCGTACTGCTACGGCTGATAACGACATCAACGCTATCAAGTCTATGGGTCTAATTCCTGATGGATTCGTTGTTAACCATTACCTAACCGACGTATCGGCATGGTTCTTGTTAACCGACGCTCCAAATGGACTCAAGATGTTCCAACGTGCCCCAATCCGTACAGCTTTCGAAGGCGACTTCGACACCGGCAACGTACGTTACAAGGCTCGTGAGCGTTACAGCTTCGGCTGGTCTGATCCACGTGGTATCTACGGATCACCTGGCGCAACCTAAACCTTGTTCACGTGAGGTTAGGCCCCACTTCGGTGGGGCTTTTTCTTTTGTCTTTTAGAAATTTCGTTAAAGTGCAAAATTCTATGGCAATTAGCACATAGGACAAGGCATTTTTTAACTTCTTCCATCGCCCTAGTGTATTGATAGTTTTTGACGTAATAGCTGACTTCCCGGTCTTTTTGCTTGGGGTCTTCGTGATGAAAGTCTAGCGCAGCAGGATGGTTTTGGTCACAATAACTGCATTTCAAGCTGGCTTTAAATGCAACCCATTTTTCTCTTTCTTCTTTTTTTCTTTTATAGGTAGCAATAAGTACTTTTAATTTGTTTTTCTTGTAATGATTGGCAGAACCCCTACGCAACGCCTGCTTTTTTCTTGGATCGTTTGGGTCTTTGTAAGGCATCGCTCTGGTCTATTCTGTATTTCCAATAGATTGCGTGCTTGAACGACCACGGAGTACTAGGGGTATAAATTTTAAAGCCAGCATTAATTAATGAGTTAGATGAAGCAGGGTTATCGGTTGTATCTGTAATAATCCAATTCCAGCCTAATTCCTTGGCCTTACGGATTCTTACATTAATTAGGCGTCTTTGCAAACGGTGTCCTGTGTACTCGTCTAAGACTCCTGCACGACAAAGATACCCTGTATCTGTAAATCGTTGTGACCTGACTAACCCAGCAAACGCTACTGGCTTGCCTTCTTCTGTGTAAGCTAACCACCAATGCCCCTGAGTTGGTTTGTAAGGAGCATCCGAAGGCAGTATTTTTTTCTGAAGATATAGGATTACGGTCTTATTAGACTCATTGCGTAAATCAACCTTCTTAATGGTAAATTTCATGATTCGCCTCCGGGGATAACCCATTTTATCTAAAAATCTATTGCAACTAAATGAATTTAAGGGTATAAATACACCAGGAACTGGGATATTTAGTTCCTGTAGACTGGCCCAGCAGACGATGCAGAGACTACAGGAAAATGTACTGCATATACAAGGAGTTACCATGGCTCGCACTACCTTCACGGGACCAGTTAAATCCCTAAACGGGTTTGAAGGCGTATTTTCTTCGACTTCCGTTGAACTACAAAGTAACAACGCAAATAGCATCACAATTGATGCCCCAAACGGCCTAGCAGCAAGCTACAGCCTAGTATTTCCTCCAAACGACGGTTCCGCTAACGAAGTATTAACTACCGACGGCAGCGGCGTAACCACTTGGACCAACAAAAATGCCAATTTAGCTTTAGTGTCAAGTACAGCGGCAGCGGTTGGTGCTATTGCAAACGCAATTAATACTACTGGTAAATATACTGGAAAAATGGTTGTAGACTATACCACTGGGATTATTTACACAGCAGTTGGTGCGACAGCAGGTTCTGCTTGGGCTCCCTCAGACGCCTCTGGTCTAGTGACCCCAGCTTAATTAATCTTATGGGGCTTCGGCCCCAATAACCAAGGAGATTAATTATGCTTCAATATGACGTCCTATCAACCGCAATCGCAGCGGCACAGACTGACGCTGCTGTGTTTGCTGGACCCGCCCGTATCAAAGGAATGGTTGTCGGAGTTCCCGCAGGCGGCGGTACTTTGACCATTAAAAATGGTTCAGCAGGCACTACGGTGTTTAGTTTTGTAGCCCCAGCAGCAGCTCAGTCACTTAACATTAGCGTTCCTGGCGACGGCATTCGTTGCACAAACGGTATTTATGTAACAACCCCTGCTGGCATGACTGCTACGGTGTTTTATGGCTAAGAATCCTTCCCTTGCTATTGGGCGTGGAGAAAAGCTCCCTGTCAAACAGGGAGCTGGACTTACTGCCAAGGGAAGAGCCAAGTACAACAAGGCAACAGGTAGCAAGTTAAAAGCCCCTGCACCAAACCCAAAAACAAAAGCGGACGCAGGCCGTAAAAAATCGTTTTGTGCCAGAATGTCAGGAGTAGTAGCGAAAGCTAAGGGTCCTGCAGAGCGTGCAAAAGCTTCATTAAAACGATGGAACTGCGCATAATGGAAGAAATACAAACAGCTAGGGAGTTAGCCACACATGCAAACGATATTAAACACCTTCAAGCGGATATGGACAAACTTGTTGGAGACATGGACGAAATTAAAAAGTCGATTCAAATAATCCAAAAAACATTGTCTGAAGCAAAAGGAGGCTGGAAAGCCTTGATTTGGGCAGGTGGAGCAGTTAGTGCTGCAACAGGAGTTATTGGCTTTATTATGGGCCATTGGGGAAAATAAATGGTAAAACGTGTAAACCCCACCCCTTCTGTTCCTCCAACCCCTGCTAAACAAAACCCTAATGCAACAGACAAGGTAGATAAAAACAAAGTTGATCCAGGATTTAAAGAAGTATTGGATAAGGTTCGTGGAAAAAGTCAACAAGACGCACCTGATAACTACAAAACCGGAGGTAAAGTAATGGCAACAAAACCCGGCTTATATGCCAATATCGCAGCTAAAAAACGCAGGATCGCTGCGGGTTCTGGCGAAAAAATGAGACCAGTTGGAGCAAAAGGTGCGCCTACCAAACAGGCGTTTATTAATTCGGCTAAAACAGCTAAAATAGCTAAACGTTCAGCGAGAGGAAGATAAATGGACTATAACGCAAGCAACACAAACCGCCACAAGCTTATGGCTATGGGCAAACCAATCAAAGCCGCTAAAGGAGGCGAGATGAAAAAATCTGCAACTAAAGCTTCTGCTGGTGCAAAAGCTGATCGCCAAGGTCGTGCTTTGTTACCCGGCAAAATGGCTAAAAACTTGCCTATGATTGCACCACAGTCTGCGTATAAAAAAGGCGGAGATGTAAAGCCTTCTGCTTACGACAAGATGCAAGATAAAAAATTGGCTGCTCATGCAAGCAAGCCAGCAAAGGTAGCCCACAAAAAAATGGGTGGCATGGCTAAACGTAGTTGCAAATAAGGAGTAAATGATGAAAAAACGTGGCGTAGGTGCAGCAATTAAAGGTTTTGGTGCAGTATTCTCTGAGACTACCGAGCAGGCTAAAAAACCTGAAAAAGTAGACGTAAACTTTGAAAATCAAAAAGTTTGCGGCACAGTAGATACACCAAAAGACAAGCGTATTCCTCAACCTACCAGCTTCTGATAACTAATGGCCACGTCAGGTACAACTACCTTTGACCTGGACATTGAGGAGCTGATTACCGAAGCGTACGAACGCTGCGGTATTGAGTCTCGCACAGGTTACGATCTAAGAACAGCAAGGCGCTCGCTGAACTTGCTGTTTTTGGATTGGGCAAGTCGTGGCTTAAATTTATGGACTATACAAGAACGATCACAGGCTTTAACCGCCAACGTATTCGAATACAATCTACCCACGGATACAGTAGATGTGTTGTCTGCGGTGGTTCGTTCTCCCCAAAGTCCTGGACAAAACATTGATATTACCCTCAATCGTTTTAGCCAAGCAGAGTGGCTGCATACTCCTAATAAATCAGGCACTCTAGGTCGTCCAGCGCAGTTTTATTACCAACATACTAATCAGCCAAAGGCATACTTTTTTCCTTGCCCTGATGACTCACAACCCTATACTTTTGTGTACTACGCTATTCGCAGGATTCAAGATGCGGGTGGTTTTACCAATACTGCAGACGTAAACTTTAAGTTTTTGCCATGCCTAGTTTCAGGGCTGGCTTATTATGTTTCAATGAAAAAAGCCCCTGATCGTATGGTTCTTCTTAAACAAATCTACGAAGAGGATTTTAAAAGAATTTCTGAGTTTGACAGGGATAGTGCTAGTTATTATGCTGTTCCTGACACACGTCTAAACTACTAAAATGGCTTATGCACAAGGAAGACTTGCCTGGGGTGCCTGTGATCGTTGCGGACAACGATTCTTCCTTAACGCCTTGCGAAAAGAGTGGCAAGGACTTAAAACATGCCAATATTGCTATGAATCAAAGCATCCTCAGTTGGA